GGATGAGTGTTAGGAAGTAAATCTCTTTCATTCGGATCCGAATTAAGTTCAATCATAAAATTTTTGATAGTGTCAAAAAGCTTAATTCTTTCTGGTGGAATTACATCAAATCTGCGAGCATCAAGCTCAGCATCTTTTTTACGAGCAATTGCAAACTTTGCATCACGAATAGGGTTTCCGACAATTTTCGGTCTTTGAAATACCTTAGCACTCGGATTATCAATTAACCATTGTTGTAATCCTTGTTTACCCATTCCATATTGTTCACGAGCATCCTTATCACTGAATACTGAATCCGGTAACATCACAGCATCTGCAATTTCGGGTCTATTCACAGGTTGCAATGCTTTTCCTTGATTGAGTGCTGCACCTTCTGCAATTGTACTTGTTTCTTTGCGTAACATCATTGCATATACATTATCTTCTAACCCTGGAGCATATGGATCTTTTTCAATTTCTTCTTTATTTATTTTCATCTGATATAAAAATTCACCAACAGAAAGAATAGGAAGAAGCCAAGCACCAAGTCCCCTTGTAAACCAAACAGCTGCTCTAGCAAGAACTGGCCACCATTTTCTTAAGTCATCAAGTAATTTCGTATAAGTACTAATGTCTGTCAACATTTTCATTAAATCTTTAATTTGTTTTGTAATGCCATTTATCGTATCATTCACACCTTTAATCATTTTTCCAATGGTGGCCATTAAACCACTTAAAACACCATTATCTTTTTCTTCTGGTTTTTCACTTTCAACAAGTGTGGCTGTAGGTTCAGTTTTTACACCTAAAGCTTTCAATAATTCTCTGTGTCTCACATCATCATCTAGTTTATTGCTTTCTCTGAGATTGTTTTCTTTCTCTCTCAGCGTCATATCATCTTCATGGCTTTTCTGTAGGAATGTAAGGATTTGTTTCAATATAGTTTTCATTCCACCAGTGTTTTCATCTCCATCTACATCATCTTTAACCAATTTTTGGCGACCTCTACCAATTGGTTTTGCACGACCAGTGAAATACTCAACATCCTTTTGTGAACGACCAAACAACTTACCATATAATGCAGGACCTAAACGAGAACCAAATGTCAAGAATTTAACAATATTAAGTGGATCAAATTTTGCTTTGATACCCTTTACCAGTGCTTGAGTCTTAAGACCAATGGCACCTGTAATGGCAGAACCAAGGCCTTTACCACGAATCAATTCATCGGCAATAACATCTTTAAGTGATTGTTTTCTTACTATTCTGGCTTGTTGATAGTTTAATTCGTTTTTATTTTTCATCGTTTGCCTTCTGGGATGGTATTATTTTGATTTGCATTTGGATTAACTGCCGGATTGAGTGGTCTATCCATCCAAGCTTGCCAGTTCAGCAAATATTCCTCTTCATAAACCAATTGCTGTTCTTTTATTTTATTATAATCATTCCAATTTGCATCACTTTGTGCTTTTTGCGTTGCCCAAGCGGCCGCAGACTCTGCTCTGTCCCGTTCAAATCCTTCTCGGCGTGCCAATTCTGCCTTTTCTTCTTCCGCAGCCTGCAAGCGGAACCTTGACATTTTTTTCAATAACTCTTCGGTGTATTCTGACTCTTCATATTTTCTATCGGCTTCCGCTAGATCATCTTGTGCTTTTTCTATAGACGGCATCAGTCTATCTAAATGTGCTTGCTGATCTGCGGAGAGTTTTTCTCGTTCAACCGGTTTTGAAAACATGTCAAGTTCTGGTGGCAAATCTAAAGACTTTAAATCTAATAGATTGGATTTTGTTACAGACCAAGGTAACTTTTCTGTTACTGATTCTAACTTCCATGATGGAAAAACCTCTTCTTCACCGCTGTCTAATCCATTTTCATTTGTTAAAGATTCTGTTGTTTTGACTGATTTAGATCCGGCTTCATTAATCAATTCAACGAATCGTTTGGTTAGTCCCTGTTTTTTAATTTTAACCATTTGCTGGTTCCACATTTTACCAGAATCATCATTATACATTGGAAATCTACCGCCGTTTTGCCTGAACATTAACTCCACAGCATTTTTCTGTGCATCAGTCAATTTATCATAAGATAAATCACCATTCCCACTGAGTGGTGTAAAATTATTATTGCTTCCAGAAACTGGTTCTGGTTTTTTCGATTTAACTGATTCTTCTTTAATTGGTTCTGGTTTTTTCGATTCAACTGGTTTTATTTTTTCACCTATGAGTTTTGATTGATCTGCTCGATTCTTCACACGGTTTTCCAGAGCACGTACTCGACCTGGACCATTTTCTTTTATGTTAGTTCTAAATTTACTTTCAATTCTTGATAAATCATACTTGGTCATTGCGTCTATGAATTCATCTGGTGTTTTTGAATTCGTAGCACCAGCAGCTTTTATTGCTTTTGTGATATTACCAAGTCCTTGTTGGTTAGTTCTGTCGGACATATAGGCAAGAACTTTGTCAGATGAAAATATATCCTTACTAACTCCGGAGTCCTCCAGTGCTGTTGCTGTGGGTTTATAAACACGGTTCTCATACCATTTATCTTGCGCCTCAAGTAAATCTTTAGCTGGAATATTATTCCATTGTGCTAAAAATTTTGGATTGTCAGCTTTTTCACCCGGATCTTCAGTAATTTTATTATTTGGATGATCTCTATTATAATCATCTATAAATGAGTCTAACGTGGATTTTCCTTTGCCCCCGGCACCCCTCCAAGAAGATATTCCATAAACTCCAAGTGCTGTTGAGTCATTAGTATCTCCCGTCACTCGGCGATGTGCATTTTTCAGTGCGTCTTCTTTGGTATTAACATTTACTTCCATTTTTCTACTGACTGCCTGAGCTGCTGACACACCAGCAAGACCAATAGTAACAACTGCTGCCACTTTAACAGCAGTAATAACTTTACCAACGGTACCAGCGGAACTAGAAGAACTAGCGGAACCAAAAGTTGGAACTTCCTTTGTTGTTTTTTTCTTTGTTGTTTTAGGTTTTCTTCTGAGATTTTTTTTACCTTTGACTTTTTTGCCAGTCAAAGCTTCTATTATTTCTCTATTTCTTATATCTTTTTTACGTTCTTCTTCTTCTAAATGATTGTTTGCCATTTCATGGTTGAGTTTTTTATCCTCATCCATAATTTTCATCATTTTAAAGATTTCACCAAGATATTCGGCCGGTGTTAGTTTTTCATCAACGACCAATTCAGAAGTGGGTTCTTTAGAAAATAATTTTTTTACCAGACTACCAGTCTTTTTGGCACCACCGAGCAAAGACTTACCAACACCACCTAAGGTCATCTTTTTGGCGGTATCTTTTGTTTCTGGTGCTGGTGCTGACATTTTATTTCTTTAGTCTCTCTCTTATTTTCTGGTTTTCTTGCTCTATGTACTGAACTAACATTGCAATGTATATGTCCCTTTCCCATGGCATCATATTATCCAACTCAGTCAAACTATACTTATGATGTTGCATCAATGAGAAATTCGTTTTATAGTGATTTCTCAAATCGTCATGGCGAAAGGTTATACGAAAAAACTTTCAAGACCCTCTACCTGGAATGAATGATGAAAACTACATTTACTACAAGTCATTTCAATCTTTTCACTCATCTTTGGTAGATTATTAAAAAACTTTTCAATCTTTTCAAATTGTGCCTGATTCAAATTTTCAACAAACTCTACCATTTCTTCTATAGGTGTTTCATGTGCATAATAGAATTGGTCACCATCATAGATGTGTTCAATACTGCGAGCCAACATATTAAAAGTAAGTTCTGTTTCATTTACAATGTTAACAGAATCTTTAATAATACCAAACTCTGGATACTTCATTCTAATGGAAAGTTTTTCAGTCAACTGAATATCAGGTGATATTGTCTCATCCATTTTAACTTTAATGTCCAACAGATTGATTTTGTGTTCCATGACATTGTTACATTCTTTGTCATTAACCATATTATTACAACGATACTTTGACTCAATCACCTCACCGACAGATTTGGCTCTCAAGTTGATAAAGTAAAATTCAATATCAATAATTGGTAATTTTTCAATATCAATACCTTCTGTCAAAGTACAATTATAAAGAATATCACGAATGGCATCATGTACGGAACCAGATTCATTGGATTCCATGGCCATCAGTAAGTTTCTTTGTTCTTTGACTAGAAACGGACGATATCTAATTTTCTTCTTTGAAACTGGTAATTCAATTTCATATGTTGGCACATCAATTTTTGGTAAAGCCATAATAACTCCTTATAATAATATTAGTACGCTCGTTCCCAACGGGTATAAGCAAAAGTCACAGTTAGTTTATGATAACCATCCGAACTCCAGTCTAAATCCAATTGGTTCATTGATGTTGGATAAGCATCAATTAAATTCACACCATATGCAAGCTCATTTGTTACAGTATATTGGTATATTTGTATATCCGCAGCATAATCTGATTTGTAAGTTAAATTATTTGTTCGTGAAGGATTAATATAATTCAGCCATGTATCAAACATAGTTTTTGTTTGCATGGTATCATCAAGAATAAATGTTAAATCAATATCTGTATATGTTGTGAGGTTTGGAAATTTCTCTATAGGCCCATATGTTTTTTGTTCTACATTGTCAAAGGTTCTACCAGGCAATTGTGCTGTTTCACAACGATATCGTAAAACTTCTTTGTCTTCTGGAGCCAAAAGAATTCCTGGTAAATTCATGATAACTTCAAAACGATTTGGTCTGGCCAAGTCGCTTGTAAAACTAGATTTGAATTGTTGTAAACTGGCCATTTATGAATTCCTTATTTCTTCTACAGACTCTTTCCAGACTTTAGATGCCGGTGCCTTTTTGAACTGTTGAACCGGCAAATACATGGCAATATCCCATTCTTCTGGTTCAACGGCAAGTATCTTAGACCTTATATGTGAATACAAGTATCTCTTGACACATGGCCTAAACTCTTTATATCTTCTGGAGGCGTCTAACATCTCATAAGAGATACGCAAACGCATAATTTCATTATCATCGTTCAGGACCGCCCGTGGCATCAACTTACGCATAAAATATATTCTATACTTCATTGGTAAATAATGCAGGTTCAATCCTAGGAAACCATCAGGATAACCTTCAAGTGGTAATACCAAAGGAAACTTATCATAATAATCTAGTTCATTTTTACCTTTTGGATCATATGCAAAAAAATACATACTACCAATTCTAAATTTTTTAGTAACATTTGGTTGTGGACTAGCACCTTTTGGTATAAATCTACCCTTTTCTTTGGTCATTGGAACAGAAATTGCTAATGGATTTCTGAGTGTTGCAACTTTCTGTACAAGCCACTTCAATGACTCACGGCTCATCGTCTGCAATTCAGCAGCAGTTTTTTGTTCAGCAAGTGTGGTGAGTAATGAGGGTTTTGTAGCCATGACTTATTTAGTTACAAGCCTAGATGATCTTCCGTAATCAGTTTGAATTCCCAATTACGGTCTAAACAATATTCAGTTGCGGCCTTCCATTTGGCCTGATTGACACCCCAAGTAGTAACCTCAGTGATATACCTTTTGGTAACTCGCCTTTGTTGTTCTGGTTCTTTAGTTTGTTTCTTTGGTTTTATTTCAATTAAATAACTTTTCACATTTCCACTTTTATCTTTTACTTTGACAAAACAATCAACAAAATATCTATGATATTTTCCGTCCACCGGAGATTTGTAAGGAATTACAATTTCTTCCGATGAAAATTCAACAACATTTGGATTATTATCACACCAGGCAAGAAATTTTAATTCCCAAGAACTCCTATAAACAACATTATTATGGTCACCCATATATTTTTTTTTATTCCTAACAATATATTTTCCTTGAAGGTATTTTGTCATGGTGTAGTATATCC